GCTGGTAACTAACGCAGTGGAGTTATGTGAGATGTTGACACACTTAAACATAACCAAAGACCCGGAACTGGAACGTGCGAGGCAGCAGTTGCAAGCCACCATGCGCGGTGCGGATATTGAGGTTATCAAGGAGAGTTCACATGTCAGGGAGACTATGAAGCGCAATGTAGACGCAATATTGAAGCAATACGATTGGTAGTAAAAACAAAACTTATATAAACGAGGAGAGTAAAAATGAGCATAACACATAAAAGCAAGGCAAAAGGTTCCCGTACTATCGTAGTAGTTGAAGGCGGGTGGGTGTTTCTTACAGATAATCTGGTGGGGAACGAGAGCGTGTATACACTTAACGATGCGTCAGTTATCCGGGTATGGGGAACAACGGCGGGCTTGGGTGAGATAGCGTTGAAAGGCCCGACTACAGAGACGGTGCTGGACTTTTGCGGCAACCCCACGGTACCGAAAAACAAAGTACTGGTTATGATTCCCTGCACATACGGAGCGTAACGGGAGTACGGTATAAGTAAGTGTACGGTGAGTTAGAGGGTAGTTGATATGTATTTATTAAAACAAAACGGCTACGGCTACGGCTACGGCAACGGCTACAGCTACGGCAACGGCAACGGCAACGGCAACGGCTACGGCAACGGCTACGGCAACGGCTACGGCTACGGCGACGGCGACGGCTACGGCGACGGCGACGGCTACGGCGACGGCGACGGCTACGGCGACGGCGACGGCAACGGCAACGGCTACGGCAACTGCTACGGCGACGGCAACGGCGACGGCGACCCACTAACACCCGTACACTTACTCTATTTAGCAGCGGTGCAACCGACATGTATTTATTAAAACAGGAGCAAAGATGTGAACATACTAGACGAACATAAAAAGAAGTTACACGAGGCCATGCAGCAAACAGAGAACGCGATGTGCTCTATAACTAATATACGCAAGCACAATGTAGATAACCTTTACGCATCAATGGAGAGTAATATAAAAGATTATGTGCTCAACAACTGGGAAGTTGTACTGGATTGGATTAAAAAGTTTGGTGTGTGGAGGGAGGACACGAGCCGCATACCAGAAGAGTGTGAGTACTTCGATATTGTGCAAGATATGGAGCATAAATATCGTCAGGGATTGGGGTGGTTAGTGGTCATAGATGGACAGAACTACTTAGCTACACGCGCGTTCCCTGTACAGGGAGGCAGCACTTTTGTTTCCGCTATGTATATTTACCAGACGGACACACTACCGGAATTTCTGAAGCGAGGGGTGGGGTTACTGAAGTTAATTAACCCTCTTTCGTATTTATCAGACACAGGTATGCGGGTAAACGAGAATACTTTTTTTGTTATAAACGAGGAGAACACACCATGAATGATATAGGAAATAAAGTTACAGAAAACACAACTGAGGAAAGCACACGCAGGGGTCGAGGAAGGGGGGCTAACCCGGCACTGGCACATGTAAACTTGCGGTTACCCCACGAGGTACTGGAGTTTTACCGGAAGTATCCGCACTACACCCAGAAGATGCGCGAAGTGCTAACCAAATTCATTTATACAGAAGAGTAGAAAAAAGAACTACTGGAGAAGTACAGTAATAGAACGTACAACGCCAAACAAGAATAGACAACACCCACAAAAAATACTTGACTCTGTAAATTACATGGATAATATATAACGATGCCAAAAACACCTGAAAAGAAAGTAAAGGATAAGGTAGTCTCCATCCTGAAGGAACACGGCGTGTATTATTTCTTCGCCGCCATGAACGGTCTGGGGCGTAGTGGTGTACCTGATATTGTGTGTTGTGTTGACGGTAAGTTTTTTGCTATCGAATGTAAAGCAAACGGCAACACACCCACGATGCTACAGATACGGGAGATGCAAAAGATAACAGCCGCCGGGGGGATTGCTATTGTAGTTGACGAGACAAAGTTGGACACATTAGGGTCGTTCATAAATTTGATTCGAGGTAACGCATATGATGGCAGAGCATAGAGGTAAATGTGAAATTCATCTTAATGAATTGTGTGAGGATAACGCAACACGCATAACAGCTTACAGTCTAGGTGGTGCGTTGAATGTAGACGTGTTCTATAAAGGCAACATAGTGGATACTCACTTATTCGACGAGAGAGAAGAGGACGCAGCGATTGAGTTTATAAAAGATAAATGGTTCAGCAAGATGGATTAAGCAGTAAACAAAACGAGCAGAGCAAACAAGGGGTACAACATGCAAGCAGCAACGCAAGTAATAACAATAGATTTTGAAACCTATTACGACAAAACATATTCTCTGTCCAAGCTAACTACAGAAGAATACATACGCCATCCGGACTTTGAAGTTATCGGGGTTAGCGTACAGATTGACAACGGTTCCCCTGTCTGGTTCAGCGGTACTATGGCGAACACTAAAAAATTCCTGCACCAGTTTGATTGGGGTAATGCTACAGCCGTTGCACACAACGCCATGTTTGATATGGCGATACTTAACTGGCACTTCGATATACGCCCCAAGCGTATAGTGGATACGTTATCTATAGCACGTGCGTTACACGGTACTAACGTAAGCGGTAGTTTGGCAGCGTTGGTGCAGCAGTATAAGTTGGGGGAGAAAGGCACGGAAGTTCTGAACGCGTTAGGTAAACGCAGATTGGACTTTAACGCAGAGGAGTTGGCGCGGTATGGGTCTTACTGTGATAACGACACAGCCCTGACATATAAACTAATGCGTGAGGTGACCTGTGGATTCCCGCTGGTTGAGTTGAAGTTGATTGACTTGACTATCCGTATGTTCACAGAGCCTAAACTTGTATTGGATACCGAGCTACTTACTGCCCATCTGGTCAGCGTCAAGCAGAAGAAAGAAGAACTTATGGCGGCAATTAGTGAGGATATAGACAGCATAATGAGCAACCCTCAGTTAGCCGACGTGCTAACCAAGCTGGGGGTAGAGCCGCCGATGAAAGTTAGTTTGACTACCGGGAAACCAACTTACGCATTTGCTAAAACAGACGAGGAATTTAAGGCACTCCTTGAGCATGAGAACCCTGTGGTGCAAGCCATTGTAGCCGCTAGACTGGGTGTAAAATCCACGCTGGAGGAGACACGCACCCAGCGGTTTATAGATATTGCGGGACGTGGTGCGCTACCGATTCCACTGCGGTACTACGCAGCACACACGGGACGCTGGGGCGGGGATGACAAGGTGAACATGCAGAACCTGCCACGCAACTCGCCGCTAAAGAACGCCATATGTGCGCCACCGGGGTATATGTTTGTTGATTCGGATTCGAGCCAGATTGAAGCACGGACGCTGGCGTGGTTGGCGGAACAGAATGATTTGGTTGATGCGTTTGATAACGGGGAAGATGTTTACAAACAAATGGCGAGCAAGATATATGGCAAGCCGGAACAGGACATTACAAAGGAAGAACGCTTTGTAGGAAAGACCACAATTCTTGGATGTGGGTATGGTATGGGGGCGGCTAAATTTCAGTCGCAGTTAAAAGTGTTTGGCGTGACGATGGAGTTGGCGGAGTGCCAGCGCATTATAGATGTGTACCGTAGAACCTACCCAAGAATAACGGAGTTGTGGAAAGAAGCCAGTAACGCACTGGAAGCAATTATAGATAACGAGAGTGCGCCACTGGGTCGGGCAGGTGTACTGGTTGTAGAGGGTGAAGATGGTATACGGCTACCGAATGACTTGCACATCAAGTATCCCAACTTACGTAAGGTGAACGGGGACGGCGGTAGAGGGACGGAGTTAGTGTATGACACAAAACGAGGCAAGACTATAATCCCCAACAGAATATACGGGGGTAAGGTAGTAGAGAATATATGCCAAGCACTCGCACGTATCATCATTGGTATGCAGATGATTATGGTAGCCAAAAAATATCCGGTGGTGATGACGGTGCATGACGCTATAGGTTGTCTGGTGCCAGAGCATGAGGTTGAGGAAGGGCTGGCATTTGTTGAGGCGTGTATGCGTTCTCGTCCTGTGTGGGCGCGAGAGCTACCATTGAACTGCGAAGCAGGATTCAGCAAGACTTACGGGGGGTGTTAAGTGATGAAACGTATATCAAAATACAAGGTAACCGATAAGAAAACTTTTGCATCTGGTGTTGCCATAACCGCTTGGGGGCTGTTGGGGTTTTTCGTTGGTGTAGGATTGACTGTTATAGAGTTAACGTCTCAACAAGAAGAGTACGTTTCAGGTATAGCGGAAAGCGTAGCAAGCCCTGTCTTGCGCGAAGTATCCGCAGACCAGCTACCCAACAGGGTTATACGTTTCGCTTCGCCTAACGCAGAGAAGTGTATGGCGTTAAATATTTACCACGAGGCGAGGGGCGAACCGTTTGCCGGTAAGGTTGCTGTAGCGGATGTAGTGCTGAACAGAACCAAAGATTCACGGTCACCTGACACTATATGTGCTGTGGTGTACGAAGGGTTGCGGGGTATATCGGGCAAGATGTATCTGACCAAGTGCCAGTTTAGCTGGTACTGCGACGGCAAGAGCGACGAGCCGACGGAAGATATGGCATGGCAAGAGTCTTTAAACATCGCTCGCCAGATGTTAGGCAAGGACAACTATTACCGGGGCCTTACCGAAGGCGCAACGCACTACCACGCATACGACATAACGCCGCCACTGTGGACTAAGAACATAGACGTGCGGATGGTAGGGCGGATAGGTGACCATATCTTTTATAGGTGGCAGTGAGATGAAGCGCAACAAAAATAAATACGCGATGACATACACGCATTTCCACGAGATGTTTGCTGACCCTGTTGAGCCGTTGTCACAGGATAAACGGACAAGCTACTTGATAAAAATATACGAAGGATTGGATGCGTTAGACAATATGATGCACCCAGAAGACCACCACTGGCAGCACGTAGCTGATGCAGTGAATATGTTGACGACATTGGTTACCGAGATGGAAGTAATGGAAGACCCGACCGGAGTAATACGTGACGCGAATAAGACGCTGCATGACGCATGGAAACGGGGGCAGTCGCTTGGGTATAACACGTTGGACGAACTTGAAGTAGAGTCACTGCGCACAGCGGTGGCGGAGTATGCTGCGGTGATTGAGACGTTACCGGAGCGAGCAATGGTGCGGTGCCATAGATTGACGGAGAAGCGTATGCACCGCGTGTTAAACGGGGAGAGAACAAAGGAGGATATAATTATATGAAAATAGACGAGATAGTTAAGCGGTACCACAATCCATGCGTCCAGATAGACCATTCAAAATGGTCTACGGGTGAGGCTGTTACAGATGTGATGTATGAGCACGAAACAGGCCAATGGGTTAAGTATTCCGACTACGCCGCCCTCATCGCAAAGGTGCGGGAGCTGGAGAAGGACAAGGCGGGGCTGGTTGCGATAATGGAAGATATTACAGGTGAGGCGGCATTTGAAGGTCTGCCGGAAACAAAACAAGCGGCTATAAGTGAAGCAATCAAACAACACGGAGGCGAACAATGAAAAGCGCAGGAACAGAATATGAAACAGTAGTCGTGTCTGCCGCAGAGGGCGGATGGATACTGAAAAGGAAGCACTTCCCGGACAAGGTTTTTATCCGATGGGAGTCGCTCGTTATTGAATTAAAAAAGATACTTTCGAGCTAGGAGGCGAACAGTAATGAGCAATCCATCGTCATCAATAACAGACAGAGGACAAACAACAATACCTAAAGACATCCGGGCTGTTTTGAAACTGCATAAAGGGGATAAATTGCTTTGGACTATCAAGAATGGCGAGGTGTTTTTGAGTGTAAAACGTACAAGCGGCAGGCCGAACGTTCCGCCACCGCCGCCTGTTAAACCTTACGCATAGGAGGCGAACATGAGTGAGTTATTGAGCTGTCCGTTTTGTGGTGGCGAACCGAGTTTTGCGCCTACATACGGGACTGCTATATGCGCAAACGCGAGCTGTTGCTTGGGACAAGCGCCATTGCCGATTGTGCAATGGAACACCCGCCGCGTCACGCCCCTGCAAGCTGCCGAGAGGGCGTTTATTGAGGCGTATCGGGCTTATGACGACAAGCTGGATGCAGAATCACGCTGGATTCGTGACAAGGCATGGAACCACCTACAACAACTTGAGGGGCAGAGTAATGGAAAATAATGATATTGCAAGCGAAGGTGCCAATACGTTATCTGACGTTCGCAGAGACCCGTCGCCGTTCATTGACCACATGAGCGTTAAGCATCAGAAGTTTCTTTCCGCCATCCACCTGAAAGTCACGCACCCCGACCTGCCCGACTGGTTAAACGAAATGATCGACCGGAGCCGGAGATTTGATTGTATTAAGTCGGCTATGCGTGGATTGTTGTCAGTAGGAAGCAACGACATAGAAGAAGCCATCCGTATCGCCAACGCCATGATGGAGGAAAGCAAATGACCACCCCAACCGAACTCCAAGCCCTCGCGCTGAAGATTGCGCGGCATAGGTGGCCGGATGCGAAAATCCATGTTAGTCAGTATTACGATGACATATTGGTGATGAAAGAATCCGGAGAGGATAAGTTTTTCAACTTGGACGAGGTGACTGCATATCGACTCTGGCAAGAAATCGCGCCGAAGTTCGTGGAGAAGCTGCTTAACACTAGATACGCGCAGTTAGAGTACGCCAAAGCCGACGCCTACGAAGCATCACTAACCCCTCTCGGTATCGCTAAGGCGTACTGTGAGGTTTATGGATTGGAGGATTGATATGAGCGAGTGGATTAGTGTTGAGGATAGGTTGCCTGACGAAAAAACATTTGTTCCCGGAACAGATGTAAGCCACGTGATTGCGTCCGATGGCGTGTTTGTTTTAGGGGTTTTATACAGAAAGGAAAAAGGATTTGGGGATATGCGGTGCAACGAGCTTACAAACGTCACCCACTGGATGCCTCTACCGGAGCCGCCCAAATGACCCTCTCCCGCGATGAGATTATCAGTGAGTTGCCCGATCTTGGCGTAGGGTCATTTAAACCAAACTACAACATAGTATTCGCTAAAGACGGTAAGCAGATAGGCGAACTGGATTTCAATGGCGATAAGATGGTGTTCCGCGGTGAGGCAGGCGAATCTGCAAAGGTGTTTTTCGATTGGGTGGCGCAGTATTTTGCGCAGCGTCTACAGGATGAGCGCAACGCGGGACTGAAAGAGGCAAGAGCCGCAATCAAAGCCCTTGAGGACACGAAATGAGTAAATCAACGTCATGGTCTTATAGTAGTCTCAAGACGTTTGAGCAATGTCCAAAGAAGTACTACCATTTAAAAGTAGCACAGGACGTAAAAGACACAGGGAGCCAAGCAACCCGGTACGGTAACGAAGTGCATAAGGCAGCGGAGGAGCATATAAAGACAGGCACTCCCCTACCGCCACAGTTTCGTTTTATACAGAGTGTGTTGGACGTATTGAAGAACATACCGGGAGAGAAGCACTGCGAGTTACGGCTTGGTATACGGAAGACCGAAAAGGGTTATGAGCCGTGCGACTTCCTAGCCCCGGACTATTGGTGGCATGGAATCGGGGACTTGGTAATTATAAACGGGGCGTTGGGTTTTTCTGTTGATTATAAGACCAGCAAAAATGCCAAGTACGCGGATACTAAACAGCTGGATATATTGGCGGCAGCGTTGTTCGTATATTTTCCCGAATTAGAGAAAATAAAGTCTGGGTTAATATTTGTAGCGAGCAACGAGTTTATAAGAAAAGACCACTACGCCGAACACCGGGATAAATATTTTGAATCTTTCATGCCACTACTTGACAGATTGGACAGTGCGTATGAAACTGATGTATGGAATACAAACACAGGCCCCCTATGTGGGTTCTGCCCAGTAACACAATGTGACCATAACAGGAGAAAGTAAATGCCATACGTAAACAAACCACGTCCGTACAAGAAAGAATACGAACAGTATCAAGGTACAGAAGAACAGAAGAAGAACCGTGCCAAGCGCAACGCTGCCAGAAGAACGCTGATTAAAAAAGGCAAGGTGCATAAGGGAGACGGCAAAGACGTAGACCACGTTAAGCCGCTTTCTAAAGGCGGTTCTAATGATGATAGTAACCTGAGCGTCAAGAACAAGAAGGCAAACAGGGGTTTCAAACGTACCGCTAAAGGGGCGGTTAAATAACACAACCAAGGGAGACAAACAATGAACAACACTAATTTGAGAGCAATAGTACGAGGGGCTTACGACATCCAGAAGCTGCGTATACAAACGGGTAACCGGATTGTTGCCAACTTCAAAACCAAACTGGGGCAGGCTCCGGGGGAAGATGAAGACACCCTGAACGCAGAAGGGAAAATGATACTTAACAACATCCGTATGCAGTACAAAAAAATTACGGATGGGGTGAAGGATTTTCCGAAGCAAAGTAAATTTGTCAGTGATGAAATTATATCTGACTACACAGAGTTGTGTTTGATAGCACAGTACGAAGATATTTATAACCACGAAGAAGAACACTTCAAGAAGCGCCTGAAAAACCTGTTGCAAGAATACCCTGTGTACACCGAGTTTCTGGAAAACGTAAAGGGTATAGGCCCTGCTATGGCCGGAGTGATTATCAGCGAGATTGATATTCATAAAGCCAAGTACCCGTCTTCTATATGGGCATACGCGGGGTTGGATGTCGGGCAGGACGGTAAGGGACGTAGCCGCAAAAAAGAACATCTGGTGGAGTCTACTTACACCGATAGCGACGGCGAGGCACAAACTAAAATGGGTATATCGTTTAATCCGTGGCTCAAGACTAAATTAATAGGGGTTTTGGGTAGTAGTTTTCTACGCGCCGGGGAAAACAAGTATTCTAAAATTTACTACGACTACAAAAACCGACTTGATAATTCCCCCGCCCATGCGGAAAAGACCAAGAAACACAAACACAACATGGCTATACGTTATATGGTCAAGTTATTCTTGGTAGATTTGTATGTTGCGTGGAGGACTATAGAAGGTTTGGAAGTACATAAACCGTATCACGAAGCGAAGTTGGGCATCGTGCATACTGCGTAACGAGTCAAAGTCAGAACGAGCGGAGAAAACCAAAAACCACAAACGAGTCAATGAGCAAAAGAAAACCACAGACCATGAACGAGTCACTAATGGTAAGAAAACCATCGTTCCTAAACGAGTCATAGTGGTCAAGAAAACCAAGCGAACTAAACGAGTCAAGGGAAGAGAGAAAACCAGTAAGATTGAACGAGTCAAGCTAAATAAGAAAACCACTAGATACTAACGAGTCATAGAGGTCAAGAAAACCAAGCGAACTAAACGAGTCAAACGTGGGAAGAAAACCATTGGAGATGAACGAGTCAATGAATATAAGAAAACCAACTTAAATCAACGAGTCAAGTATTTTAAGAAAACCATTGATATTGAACGAG